TGCAGAGCTCACGCTCCTTACAACGACCTCATAAAAGAAAGCCGCTCGACTGGGTCACCCAATCGACTGGGTGCTCGTGAATATTTTTTAACCCCCGAGCAGGGTTATTTGCGTATAAAAGAAAGGCGCCCCTTTTCCATCTATGCCGGGATGGAGATTTGGTTGTTGTAAATAATTGGACAACCGGTGAAGAAGAACAGTGTAAAGTCCTCTCCAACTGACTTCCAGGAACGAATAATCGCCCCATTATCCAGAAGATTAGTACTAGCAGGATTCTGGTATAAGACTGTTTCGACTTGCGTCGCATGCGCACCGTTGGCAAAATCAGCGCTAGGTAACCTAGCGGGTGAAAATCGGGTTGCATTGTAAAAAGGAACTTCAACTTCAATAGTATCATTAATTCCCATATTTGTCGTGGCAGCTCCTCCTGCTGTTAGAGAGCTACCTGCAAAGGTCAATCGTTTTGCGACCTGTGCAGCTGACGTAAAATCGGATAGGACCGTCGTATAACGGGCTTGATTTGTAAAACCTATCCTTGAGACAACCGGCTTGGTATCCGTATTGCCCCCAAACATATATTTAGTGCGAGTCCCCCCACGCCAACCTGAATAACATGGCGTAAACCAGTTAGCAAATGTTGGAATAGAAATATTGCAGGGGTTGCCACCCTCTGTGTCCACACCATTAGGATCCCATCCAGGCCATAAGCCAAGACCCTTGTCTCTAATTTTCCATAACTTAGCATTACTAGAAGCTGAAGCTACTTCGGCGTCTACGCGGTGTAGTACGTATCGCCTGGTAAGATCTCTGATTGATTTCGGAGACTCACCAAAGAAGACATTTAATGTTTGATCCGCCTCAGCACCCGTGGTGGCAATGGGTGCGATAGGATCTGGATTCGTAGGAGCATCTGTCTCACCTTCTGTAAGGCCTCCGCTTTGCTCCATTGCAATCATTCCTGACTGCGGGCTAAAAGCCCCAAGCGGAGTTGGCCAAAGGCCATATAATTTCATTTTCGATGGCTCAACCTCGCCAAATTTGAAGTCGTCACCAGCACTCACGAATACGTTAAACTGGATTGGACTGTCCACCGAAGGGGAAACTAAACTATTAACCACCGCAACTTCCAAAACTCCATTAGTTGACGCCGAAGTGTCATTTAAGAGTCTGGTATTCTCGTCGTAATTAACGAGTGAAGTAGTCATAGTACCACAAGTGAGGAAGGGCTCAGATTGACCCCATCCTACAGTGATCTCAAAATCATCGCATTCAGCAATGTCGACCACACGCGAGTAAACAGTATTATACTGTACGTCGGATGTATTTGCTCTAGGGTCCCAGCGTATGAGCAATTTACCTTTGTGAAAGTTAGACTTCACAATTTGGAATCTATACTTGATTGATCCCTGCCACTTATTAAAAACTTGTGACATATAAGCCATGGGAGTAGGGTGAATTTCATCTCCATTAGTACCAAATAAATTTGGTGTTACACGGCAATTCCACAAGAGCGCATCTGGTAGTTCGTTAGCGTTCATAGTGAATGTTGTTAAAAAGGACTCACGATTAATAAACCGCTTGATGTCCATCTGGTCCTCACCATCTAATCCGGTAGTTCGGGAGTCGATAGTGATTTCCTGTTTGGAATCGAGTGATAATTTTTGTACTGCGTCGGCAGCATCAGTGTTTGTGAGATTGCCCGCTGGGGAAGGCTTTTGCTGCACAATATCTGTGAGAATAGGGGGCCTCGAATAACCCCAATGAGTTGCTAGGTCTCCAACACCTTTAGCAACCATTTCTGTAGCACGTGCATACGGTCCGATTGTAGGAACGTCTTTGAGTCTGCCAGCAGCATGTGCAATTGCTGAGGCAGGTTTGGAAATAATCCCCTTTCCATATTCATCTCCAGAATTGAGCATTCCGGATTGAGGGGAGTAATCCAATGCTGTGAGCGTGGTATCTGCCGTTGGCATGGTTAGCACAACGTCAGACGCCCAAGCATATACCGTAATTGTGACGGGATCATATCCTTCATTTGCATGTTGGAGGTTTCCAAAAGATTTAATCACCAACTCGCCCATATCATTCCTATCAGTACTACTCAGGGATAAGTAGTTCTTCTGCCAGAAAAATGGCAAATCGAGTTGTCCTCCTGAATTATTTGTTGGATTCAAGAAGAAATGCGGTTTTTGGGATGCGGCTATGAGATCCACAGTGAGAAAATTTCTTTCCACAGTGATGTCATCATAACCAGACAACGGATTATAAGATACAAGAGCACGACCATAGTGAAAGCTTGTGCCACTGATGACCATTTTGACATGCAATTTGCTCCTGTAGAGTTCGAAATTGGCGATCTTCTCCCTAACACGAGGGTCATTGAGAAAGAGAGCCCAGGGATTGAGTCTCTCGAAGAGAGGCTGTCCAACTGTCCAGCGGTACTCTCCAATTCTAGTTGGCCTGCCGAGAAACGACCCGAGCGAGGCATCTGAAGTGCTACTCAAATTCATGGTAGCGTCCATTCCGGAACCGATTGAAGTGGTCCATCCAGGGTCCTGTTCTTGGAAATTGGTGATTTCAGCCGTCATATTGGCTACACCTTCCTCCTGAATAGTGCCTAAAGCTCCAGATTGGGGTACATATAATGTTTTATGAATATTGTAAAAATTAGTAATGCGATTTGTTGATAAGGGTCAGATACATGCATCATTGCACCTGCCTATTTGCACTTTTGTTTGTGGGGCTATTAACCACTGTCACTAAATAGTGACTCGCATGTTCGCGTCATTCTTGTCTCACAAAAGCAGTCTGCCTGCATGGTATGTGCTAGACCATACATAACACCTGTAATCAGTAATGAGTGCGGTTTTGGTTTCATTGTAGTAACGACGACACTACCGCAGCGCCTCCGGATCTTTTTACGACATATCAGGTCGGTATGAAAATTATAAATCAATAGGAATGCTATCGAGGAATTCTGCTATACAAGCAGGAAAACGGGGTTCCCCAAAAGCTTCCACTAACATAAAACCATATTCAGTGTATGTTATACCATATACAGTCAGATCAGGACGCAGCACTTCAACAACTTTAGCATATTTAATAGCTTGTTCTTTGACTTTCTGCTTGAACATACTATGACGTCCAACGACACGTTTACACTCTATTACTAGAGCCACATCATCGTAGACATACAATAGATCTCCTTCTCCAAAACATTGAGAGATAACGGGGTATTCGGCGAGCATTGGTTTGCCAAGGATACTCCTTACACGATTACATAAAATAGATTCCTCGCTAACTGCTTCAGTTACGGTACTGTTCACAGTGGAGGATTTAAC